AAATGATACCTCCCATTGTAAATGCTATAAACTATCTGACTACCAATATCTCCAATAGTCTTATAACTGGGTCAATATCCCGAACACTAATAATAAAATATGTCAGAAGGAATCTACAGATACTATAACACAAATAAACCACAGGTTAAAAGTAAACCTGTGGTTTAAAATCACTATGTTTTTATATATGCTCACATATGCTCAAAAGTGGCTTAATTCCTACGTTTTTACACTTCCATTATTCATGACAATATCATGACAAATCAACTTTTTGCCCCTTTTTTGCCCCTAAATCAGGCTATTGCATGAGTTCATTTACTCTCTTCTGAATCTTATCAGGATCATAACCTGCCGCCTTGAGGCGGTCAACACGCTCCTGACCATTTCCCCACTTTCCGGCTATGACTTCATGAGCAACTGCATTGATGATCTTATCCTGTGTCATCTGTGCTGCCTTGACAAGTTTGTTGACTGCTACCTGAACCTTGCTATAGTCATATCCAGCCTTTGTCAATCTGCTCTTGCGATCAGCACCATTGCCCCAGTTGCCCGCAAGCACCTCTTTAGCCAGTGTGTTGATGCTCTTCTTTGTTGTAGATGCTGATGTCTTCTTAGCCTTGCCTGCCAGCTTATTCCAGCTCGCCGCACTGATATAAGCCTTGTTGAGATCAAGGCTGCCACTGTAACCTGAGAGCTTACCAACGGATGTATACTGACGAATAAGGCAGTTATAAGCCCCCTCATTCCATGGATGCTCCTGATATCCCGTCCACTCGTAATCAGGGTACTGAGCGACCCACAGGCCATATCCAGCTTTCTTTACTGCGTCCATGGCACTCTTCTGCACGTAGATAAGCGGCTTAATGCCTGTCTTTTTCTGTACGTAGCTGCACCACTGTAAGCACCATTCCAGATCCTTGACACCAAACAGATTGTTGTTCTTGGCTTCCCAATCCAGAACAAGTACCGCCTTGCCGATGTACTTCTTTACATACGCAAGGAAGTGGTCAGCTTCTTTCTGTGGATCTCCGCCATTTGCATAGTGGTATACTCCCAGAAGTTTTTTTCTACTCAAAACTTTATCGCAATGCGCTGCAAAGTATCTGTTCTTGTAGTCTGTTCCCTCTGTCGCTTTCACGATACAAAAGTCATACGCTATCTTACCGAGGTCTATTCCGGCATCCCCCTGCCATGCACTGATGTCAATTCCATTCATTTCCCATCACGCTCCTTTCTCTCCATATCTCCGCCTCTGTAAAATCGCTTAAATATTTCAATCAGATAGTCCCATCCTCTGGTACAGATGAATGCAATAATAAAAGCACCAAAGAATACAGCTACAGGGTAATACCATAGCAGCCGAATATCGAAATATGATAATGCTACAAACAAGCATATCTCACATATGATGAGACTTGTCATAAGCACCTGAAAAGAGGTTGGAATCTTCTTCAGTATTCCAACCTCTTTTGTAAACTCTGTGATAACTGTGATCAATGTGCAAATTACTGCAACAACTAATAATAATATTGCTAACTTATCCATGATTATATCTCCTTCCTATTCCTGATCATGTGCTACTTTATTCAAATGCTCTTCCATCTTGTCGATTGCTTCTGTGACTGGCCCGTTACATCCAAGTTCCTTGAGACCTTTCAGGCATGCAAGTGTACCATATGTAAGCAGACACTGTTCTTCCTTCATCTTCTTAATCTCCACATCCTGTTCATTCTGCCTGGAATACCATTTATATATTGATATGAGTATCCCTCCTATCAGTACAAGAGCTCCAAGTACCTTCCCAACCTGAATTATTGTTTCAAAATTTATATACATGCTCAACCCCCTATATAAGATTCTTAGGTCTTGCAATGCCTACTACAACTAAGCTTATATTTGAATCTGCTTTGTTTGTATTTTTTGCTTTTACAGTAATCGAATATGTAGTCTGATTTATTGAAGAAGCTTCATATCCCATGTATGTGACACCACTAGGGATATTTTTAGGAATAACTAATATTCTACCCGTATTTATTGGAAGCTCTACATCAACGGCATATTGAAGTGTTGTTCCTGCGTCAGTTCCTGGTATAGTCGCTGTTGCGCCTACTATATCAGATATAACAAGGCTTTTTGTAGCAATTTTTTCCGCATAGCTTTGCGCATTAGCAGCATCTGTTTTTGCGGTATCTGCCGTGCCCTGCGCCTTATCCGCTTTCGACACTGCGGTATCTGCTGTTTTCTGCGCTTCCTCAGCCCTACCTATAGCTTCCTCAGCCATTGATGCTGCGTCATTTGCAATAGACTGTGCCTCTGCGGTAGCCTCTGCCGCTGTTTTTTCGACTTTCGATATCGCCTGGTTGATATTCTTTGTCGTTAAATCTGACTCCTCCTTTGTATATTTATTACTAAGTGGGGGGAAAATTGATGCAATCGCAACCGGCCCACTCGCATTTATTCCATCGTGTATAATTTTGTAAAGCGGCATGTCGGCGACACTTACATTATTGGCTATTATGCCAGTTTCATACACAGGTGATTGTGGCTCCTGTGAGGATTCTACAGGCTGCCCTGTCAAGATCAGCAATGACATATCCTCAAGTCCTTCCTCTGACAGCGTGTATCTTGCAACAAGAATATCAACTCGCTTTTTACCTGTTTCTCCACTAGGGAAAGTAAGATCTTCATATGTACCTGTAACCCTAGCATGGCACCCCTGAAACATAATGTCACACGGATATACTCTAAGTGTCGTTGAATTAACCAGCACTGGTGGCTGGGAGACCGACAAAAATCCATCGCCATCCCATTCTGCTCTGTGCAAGGCTCTATCATCTGCACTCGTTACATGTGGTTTCCCTGTTTTTCCTGTTATTATCTTCATAAAATCCGCCTTTCTTCTATGACACTGAATATTCAATGTCTATGCTGTTATCATCTATCTTCGCTATGATATTTGTTATCTGCTTTTTTACTGTTGCTCCTGTGATTTTCTCTGTGCCACCTGTGATGTCGCCTATCTGCATTGACATATCTGGGAGTGTCATATCTAAGCTGTCCACATTAAGCTCCTGTATTCTTGCTATACCGCCTGTTCTAAGCTCATCAATATTTGCTGCCGAACTATAATCATATATTGCTGTGCGTTCTTCCAAACCTTTATATGTCTGCGTATCAGTGATATTTCCCACCTTATCAACGTACAAGTGCAGCACCTGACGGTCTTTGAGCTCGCCTTGACCAAGGCAGATAAGATGATTATATCCATTCTTGACCTGTGTGATATTGTAGTTGATATCCGATCTCATACAATCCTTATCCTCTGTATAATCGTAAGGCACCGCACTACTCATAGTCACATATCCATCTTTAATCGCAAGCCTGAGAACCCTGTTCTGGGTGCTCAACAGCGCACATATGCCATCATAGAGACTCACATATCTGTTGAACTGAAATGATTGTACATTCCATGATTCGCCTGTCATTCTGTATATGCTGCTAAGTCCAGCCACTTCAATGAGCTTATTGATCACTGTAACTGCATCACCTGATACAATCTTGTAATCCGTCCCCGCCGGAGGCTCTATGATCTTGTCACACAAGATTCCTCTGAGATTTCGGCCAGTTTATTTGATTTCTCTGTCGGATGTCACCACACCGACATTATCAACTATTCCGCCGTACTCAGTGTTGTTGATATACCACCAAGAACCGCCTTGCAGGATGTTGTTATCCTGCGCTACAGTGACCTCGAAATCCTTATCCTTTGCAACATCCACATCTATATTGAAGTTCTTGAGAGATCCCTGTTCTACCCTGTCTGCATCAGTGTATATCAACCTTATGTCCATTTTGGTTCACCTCTCTCATGTATTACACTTAAATCAAAATCAAAGCTTCCATTCCACATCACACGATGATTCCCGGGGGATATCTTTTCAAACACATCGCTTTGCTTGTCCCTGTATCTGAACATGTTTTCCTGTGTTCCATCTGCTTTCACAAGAGTTATCGTAAGCTCTGCAGAATTAATAACAATCTTATCTCCATCGCCAACAACACACCTAACGCTGTAGTAATGATTGTCAACATATATGACTGGATTAACAGCACCACTATGTATGCTGAGTACAAAATCACAGTTTCTGAAGCAATCCACCTCTAGTTTACTGATATTGTCAGAAATTGAGTTGTAATCATATTCATAACAATACTCATAGCCTTTACCTTCAATAAACTCATCTGGTACATGCTTATAGTTGTGCAACTCTTCCTTCATCCATCTGCCACCATCTGTTACTACTTTAAGTGACAGATTCATCGATGTAGCCACGTCAAGATAATTGCTCTTCGCCGAACTAAACACATAGCATTCAAGATAGTAATCTCCTATATAGAGCCTTCCCTTCTTTTCTGCTATAATATCCTTCTCACAAACCTCATACAGCCTATTCTTAATATCTGTACACTTTTTCTTATTTGCCGCAGATATAACAATAGGGATGGTCTTTGAGACCACCCCTTTTCTAAAATTCTCGGCACGGTTTCTGCTGCTGTCGTATGTCCACTCATAATCTCTGAGATCATTACTGTTTGCAAATGTTCCTTTCTTGCCAAACTCTATAACCTCACCGAGATGATTCACATATTTAAGCTGTTCAAGCATTTCTCACCATCCTTCCGAACTCTCTGCCATCAAGTTTCAATCTCACACCCTCTGTAAGAGCTGTCAGTATCCACTCATACATGTTGTCATCTATGTGTCTTATAATCTCCAGTATCTTATAAAGTACCTTCAGTGATTCCGAATCACCAGTCACTGCTCCACCTGTAGCCTCTGCCATATCCTCGGCTACCTTCTTGATCCAGCCAGTATTCTTCTCAAGTGGCACTACAGCCTCAGCTCCATTACCCTCAAGGATACCAACCTGACCACGCTTAAGCACACCACCTTCAGCAAGCTGAGGAGCGTCAAGCTCATCTATCCTTGATATCGACACCTTAGGGATCTTATTCAAAATAGATATAGCTGAATTGATTGCCCTGATAAAGCCATTGATAATCCCTGTAGCCTTGCTCAGTATCGCATTGACCGCTGATGTCACAGCACCTTTTAGGCCGTCCGCTATTGCTGTTCCGACCTTACTAAATATGTTCTTGATCTTCTGCCAGGTGGAGCTAAAGAAATTCACCATCGGTGAAAATGCATTCTTTATACCAGCCCAAGCCTTGCCAAATATATCACTGAACCATGTGTTCACAGCAGAAAATACACCTTTTATGCTTGACCATATTCCACTAAAGAACTCAGGTGCAGCGTTCCACGCTTTCTTGATTCCCCGCCAAGCTGCAGTAAATGATTCTTTACAGTTATTGATCACTGTACCTATCAACTTGATAGCAGCTTTAAGCGTTCCTGAAAGCATCTTACAATACCATTCAAGGATTGGTTTCAGCACATTTAGATAATCTTCCATCAGCATCGAAAGTATTTCCGCCAGTGGTGGTAATATCATATTGATAAGATCTGTCAGTGGCGTGACTACCTGCATTACCAAGTCGATAATCGGTGTCAACATATCCAAAAACGGCTGTAACAATTCAAGTATAGGCTGCAAAATAGCCATCAAAACAGGCAGTAAAGACTGAATAATCTGAGTCACCGGCGGCAAAAGCATATTGATCAGATTCGTAAGTGGCGGTAAAACCGCCTGAATAATCTGCATCATCGGTGGTAAAAGCAGATTAAGCAGTGTTGACAGTGTTGTCAGCACAGGTCCAACCAACTGCAGAATCGATGGTAAAATCGATGTCAGGGTGCTAAAAATAGAATATAGAGCGGTTGATATCGACTGGCCCAATTCCCCACCTATGCCGGGCAGTAATGTCTCAAGTATTCCGGGCAGATTATTGACCACTTCAGACAATAGAGATGTCGCTCCCTGTATCAACGATGGTAGTAACTGCTCAATAAGAGGCGGTATGTACGGTGCCAGTTTCTGAGCAAGCTGAGACAAGCCTGTAACTACTCTCGGCAGTGTATCTGCTATTCGTGGCACAAGATTGTCTGCTACAGCCATAGCCGAATCAACAAGGTTGTTCATCAGCACTCCCATATCCTGAGATGAGTCAGCCATACCTATGAGCAGATTCGTCCATGCGGACTTCATCATGCCGATGGAACCCTGTATTGTCGTGGCCGCTTCTTTTGCGGTGGTTCCCATAGCTGCAAGAGCCTCTTCCTGCGTCATGGTTCCATTCTTCACTGCCTCAGCCGCTTGTTCAGCAGTAAGTCCAGATATTCCCATCTCGACCTGAACGGTGTGAATAGCCTCAATCATCTTATCGAATGACACACTATTGACGTTATCTGCTGTCACAGTCATGGTGTCACCAAGTACACCAGAATCATTGATAAGTCTAGCCATCTCGGATGCAGTGCCGCCATAACCAAGCTTGAGGTTATCAAGCATCGTGTAGTTTTGCTTAGCAAAGCCCTGATATGCATTCTGTATAGATGCCATATCAGTTCCCATCTTGTTGGCATTATCAGCCATATCTACAATAGCTGTGTTTGCCACTTCAGCTGCCTGTGCTGTATCACCTTCCAGACCTTGCAGCAGCGAAGCTGAAAAGCTCGTTACAGTGTCCATGTAATCATTCGCCGACAGTCCCGCCGTCTTATATGCATTATTTGCATACTCAACAACCTTATCTGAACTGTCCTTGAACAGCGTCTCAACACCACCGACAAGCTGCTCGTAATCCGCATACTCGCTTACAGCTTTAGCAGTAATGCCAGCTATTCCAGTAGCCACAGCCATTGTTGCAACCACGGCGACCTTTGCTGCCTTGAGCGCAAACTTGCCGATATTGCCAAACACAGAACTCATCTTTTTGCTTGTCTTCTCTGCCTTGTCGCCAGTCTCTTCAATTTTCTCATTCGCATCCTCATTTGATACTGCGATTCTTCCCAGTATCTTAAATACTTCCAAAAGGGTCTACCCCCTTTCCTCGATAATAAAAAAATAGAGACACACGTTCTGTGTGCCCCTATGGTTTAAAATTCTCTATGATCGACATGGAATCCTTTATGGTTGTTTCAAGTTCGTCTCTGCTTTCAAATGCCCCTGATCTGACCGGCTGTGAACTGCCACCTGATGTGCCATACAGCCTTGTCTTGAAGTCATTAAATGATATGTTCTCCCAGCACTTATGGATATACATATCCCAGAGCTTATCGTCATCGTCTAACCGCACGAATGTGCATACAAACTCATCAAAGCTCTGATTGTCTATCATCGTATCAAGCAGAGTGTACGGATCCGCATATCTGTGAAATATCAGATCCATGAACTTGAGATAGCCTACTGTCTCTTCTCGAACAATCTTGAAACAACCTTGATAAAATCCGCAAAGCCCGGAAGTGTGACCGCATCATATAACATCTGTGTGAACACAGAGAGGTCAAGATCTGCTACCTCATCCACTGTCATTCCTGACAGGTGTGACAGGCAGACAAATACCTCATGCTGACAGTCTGACAGCTTAGCCAGTATCACATCTACAAGCTCAAACGCAAGGCCAACACCCACATTCTCAAGGAACTTCGATGTGTCCTCATCATCCTCATCACCAGCAAGTTTCTCACGTTCCTTCGCAATGAGCTCTTTGAACCCATTGCCGCTGAATGAATCTTTGAAGTCCTTTACCCCCAGCTTGCTGAACAGTTTCAGGAATGCAGCTATATCTGTTGCTTTGGGATTCCTAAGCGTATATGGTTTGATCTCCTGCACATCTTCTGTTGCCTCGGCATCTTCTACTACTTCTGTCTCTTCAACTACTTCAGTATTCTCTACTACTTCTATATCTTTGTTCTCTTTTATCTCGGTTGTTTCCATGATTATCTCTCCTTTTCTATTTTTCTATGTCAATTAGCCTGTTACTTCCGTACTGGAATCTATAGACTGCTGAGCCTGCTCCGTTGTCGTGCCGGTCGGCAGATAGATGTGGTATGGCAGTGTATCAGCTGCCGGTGACAGATCCGCATAGCACTCCATAGTCAGCGCAAATGTGCCATTCTCCTTGTTCTTGCCCTCTATCTCAAGGCCTGATGTACAGAGCGCATTGTCAAAGATCACGATAACAGGACGACCATCTAAGAATCTTCCAATATATCCAAAGTTCTCAATATAATCATCCTTTTCAATTCTTGCCTTGGATTCGATCACATCGTACCCTTCCGCTGTTGATGTGCCATTCTGTCCGATAATAGCCATCTTGATCGTCTCAGGCGACAGCTCCACCATGTTAGTATCCATCTGTGCTGTCTCACCTGTCTTAACTGTTAACTCCTTAACCTTAACAAGCTCACCATCAACCTCTATATCCTTGAGCTCAGGCTTGATTGACAGCTTTGTACCGCCAGATGTCGCACCGATCAGAGACTCTGCAAAGTTCCAAGCCTTCTTTGATGCGTCATACTTCAAGCCTTTGTGAATAGTTCCAGCACCAAATACAATGTTCTTCGGTGTCTTGCTTGTGATACCTGATGACTTGAACTCTTCAAAAGTTAATGCTTCTGCCATGATATAATCACCTTCCATTCTTTAATAGTCAAATTGATCTGTATATGTTTGAGGTCTGCATCCCCTGTTGGCACTGGTGACGCATTCCCATAAGAAACGGCAACCCCCGCACCACTTGCAAGGATTGCCGTTCGTTCAATATTCTGTTCTATCTTCTGCTTGTACTTCTCCAGGCTGAACCACGAGCCTCGTGTGAATCCATCTATGATGAATGTTATTTCCTGACACCCATCCTCTTCAGGAGTATCACCCTCGGAGTAATCACCAACAAAGTATGCCTTTGGTGGATCATCCTGCCACTCCATGAATGCATATGGAATCTCAAGCTCATCTTTGAGTACACTGTTGATATATGATAATGTCTCGCCTGTCATGCCATCACCGCCTTACTCACTGAATGTCTGATTGAGAATAGAACCAAGTCGCTTGATAATCTTGCTCTTGGTCTTGTCAAAGGCTTTCTGTAAAGGTCTGAGAGGTTTTTTACCATGAGTTGTGTGCCAGTTGCCACGCTCATCCTTATAGACCCATGGGTTTTTGCGTCCATTACCTTTCAGTGCGTATTCACCTGTTCCATACTCTTCCCAGATAGCATTCTCAAGAGGATTACCAATAACAGCCTCGCCCTTATCTTCATCAACATGATGAGTCCATGCTCCTTTGGTCTGTCCTGTGTCTACTCTCGTCTGTGCTCTCTTAGTCTGTGCCTCTACCTCTCCGGCTGCCTCGTACAAGAATGCAATAACAGCATCATTCAGAGCTGCCTCAACCTTTATTCTGTTGTCTGTGAACTCCACATTTCCCATTACTGCCCTCCTGTATACTTCAGATATATCTCAAGCTGCTCATGCATCCCCATCGGATCATCTATCAGCATGATGTCATATACCTGGCCATTAACCACCATACGGCTGTTCTCAGCCTTGATCATGTCACTGAGCTGTTTATAATCAGCCACGAACATATGCGTGGATTCCTGCACCTTGGCATTGTATGTTGTGTACTTACTGTCACCGCCTGAGAGGTCAAGCCATCCGGTCAAGGTATCTTCAGATATCCATGTGACTTCCTGTTCGCCTATCTCATTTCTGGTTATGCTTTTAACCTGTATATCTGCAACTGCATTTCCGCCTATTCCTCGCATCTCAAAACCTCGCTTTCATGTACGGTTTTAAGAAGCCAAGAAGCGACTTTGGATATCCCATGAGGGAATTGTCGCCATCCATATTGAAATAGGTCACAGAGTGCCTACTGATAGTCTCAGACTGCACACCAACCTTATCCCTGTTGTTCAGGTCCCATGAAAGCATGTTGGCAACTCCCAGCTTGATATCCATCGGATATACTATCTTTGTCACCATGGCGACCGGTTCGCTTACAAGCTCCTCATTCACCTCTATATGTCCATTGTCCATATCCACAGCTTTGATGGTGTACAAGCCATCGTTGTAACGTGACTCTGACACCTGTATAGTGTCGCCAACCTTGAACAGCTCAGATGCATACTGAAAGCCTGTCACAGCGTCCACAGGAGCCACAAACCGCCTGTTCCTGTCCTGAAAGTTATTGTTTGTGTACTTCCGGATCAACAGCTCCAGTGCCTGAAGCTTAGCCTCAAGCACTGAATCTTTCTCCTCGGTGCCTACATACTTTTTCAACTCTTCGACAGTCATGATCATATGACCACCGCCTTACTTCTTAGGGATAACAGTATATCCGTCATGCTCCATGAACCAATCTGCCATACGCTTTGATGTGATCTCTGCCTTTCCGTTTGCGAACTGTACACCACCGGCGCCAATTCCACAGTAAGCAGCGTTATTATTGACAGATACTGTCCAGCCTGTAGGCTCACTCTCTGTCTTTGGCTCTGCCACTACAGGCTCAATAACTTCGCTTGTCTGATTTGCTGTCTTCGTTTCCTTTGTTGCCATATTCAATCACCCATCCTTCCTTATGCAATCTTGATATTTCTGAGTACACCTGCATGCTGTGTATTCTTGAGGACTGTAGCTGCGATCATCTCAACCTCGGCATCCTTGACTGTACCAGGCTCGTTGAAGTTTGGAAGATACTGATCGATTACAGAACCGCCGTTCAGACTGATTCCGTGGAATCCATCGTTTACGTCAAACTTGACTGCATAGACGTCTGTAAGACCTGTTGTTGCCGAACTCTCCTTTGCGATGGTTCTTGAAAGTCCCTTCTTGACAACATGGCCAGCAGTTGCAGAGCCGCCGCTTACAGTGTAATAGTCCTGCATATCAACAAGCTTGACACCATCAATAGTAGTGACACGCTTTCCGAATGCTTCTTCGCTCTCTGTCTTGTATCCAAGGATACGAGCCACTGTCTGAATCTTGGTGATCATCTCTGTGTTAGTGAGCACCGCATCAGCATCTGTGGTCTTGACAAGAAGGCTCAGTGCCTCATAAAACTCATCAGCATTAGACTTGATTGCTGTGATAGATGACAGATCAATAGCCTTGTCTGTGCCGTATTCTGTCGTGGTTCCTGCAAGCATGGAATCAAGTCCCTGGAACTCAGGGTGATCAGTTGATGCTGTTGTAGTTGCATCACCATTGATCAGTGTATAGTGGAAGAGGTTTACCACTGCCTTGATATGCTCCTCTATCTGATATGCCATATTGTCAAAGTTACCTGCCACCCTGTTGAGCACTCTGTCCATCTGAACTGCTCCGCCCATGATTGCAAGATTAGCCTCGCACTCCTGCTTAGTAGCCGCTGAAGCAGTATATGAGCCACCTATCTTTCTGAACTCTGCTGTTGCTGGAAGTACCTTTCTGAGATACTTGTACTTCATTGTTGAGCCACCACCTGATGCTGATACACAGTCATCAAATGTGAGCATCTGAAGTATTGTTGACTGTCTGAGGAAGATATCCACGATCTGTGAGAATACCTTATCACTCATACCCTTCTTGATTTCCTCTAATGTCATTGCCATAGTTTTCACCATTCCTTTCTACTTATTACTGGGTATTGTCCCCTTCATATTTCTGTCTCAATGCCTCTGCCAAGTCCTTAGGTTCTGCATTCGTATTGCCCTGATTCCCACTTGGCAGTCTATTCTCAATGATGTGCCTCTCGCCATCATCTGAGCCGGATGAAGCTGTGAACTGAGCCGGGAACTGTGTCTTTAGGTCTGTGAGCATATTGTCCCAACCTTTGATATGACCTTCATCATCAAGCTTAAGCTCCTCATTCTTCTCCTTGAGGGCTGTCTTGATCTTATATGTCATATAATCAGTATCAACCGCATGAGCCTCAAGCAGAGCCACCTTGATAGCTGAGTTGACCTTAGTCTCCTCAAGCTCTTTCTGAAGCCTTGCATTCTCAGTCTCGTAAGTTGATATCTTCTGCTGCATGCCCTCATCACCCTTGGAAGCTTTCTTGAGCTCCTCAATAAGCTTATTTGCATTGCCAATCTCCGTGTCTTTGCCGGTGATCAGTCCGTTGAGCTTCTCAAGTTCTGAATCATACTTCTCCTTGCTGACGTACTTGCCCTCGGACAGATCTGTGTATCTTACATGCTTGAGCTTATCTGTCTCTGTGCTGTTCTTCTCGTCAATCTTCGCCTGTACCTGCTTATACAGGTCATCTCCTAACAGTTCCTTTAATTCCATTGTTCCATCCTTTCTGGCTTTAATCGTAGCCACACATGGCAGTTATCACTCTTGCCGGAGTTATTCTTTGTCGGTCACAGTTTTACTGCCTTGAGCCGATTTTGGGCATAAAAAAAGACCATGTTTTTACCATGATCTAAATTACTGATTATTTAATTGCACGAAAAAAGCACCCTGTCGTCAGGATGCTTTGTATCTGAAATTCTTTGGAAAATCTACCTCTATTCCTCTTTCCAGTTTATCATTATTCTCTTCGGACTGAGCCATAAACCAAGCACACTTACCTGAGTCTTTTTCAACGCTGACGGTTCTGACTCCATAGTACACTTCATTAGGATTTCCACCAAAGAACACCCATCTATCACCAATATCCACAACAAGGTAGAACCCAACAAAATTATCCGATTTTAACGTATCATATGCTGTTTTGCATGCTGTTTCAAATTTCATCATATGGCTCACCTTCTTTCACAAGCTGTAACTCCTCTATCTGATAGATTAAGGTTATCTATTCTCCATAATTTTACATCCTTAACTCTGCCAAAGTCAAGACTTCCATATGCTTTACCAGTTTGTGCATCATATAGTTTTAATATTCCGTTTTTGTATTCTCCAACTATTACATGACCTGTTCCATTAAATCTTGAAAAACATATTCCAAATCTCGCTCCATCACCGCTGTTTTTTGCTATAGCAACCATATCGCTATATGAGTAAACCTCTTTTACCTCTGCTCCGTCCCATGCCGCCCATGGATTAGCATTCAGGTAATGACTGCCACCACTCTTATATGGCTTAGCCGTTACATCATAGCCTCGTTTTCTCATTTCATACGCAACTGCGCAATTTGGGCAATTCATTGAATACCCATCATATGAATAATGCTTATAGTTAGGGTTTGCATTCTCTACAGCATTATCATCAGGCTCAATTGTTTTCCATGACTTTGGGATGCCACCATAGTATTTACCTGCCAACAAAGCGGATAAAACCTGAGAATCATACTTCTGTATATCTTCCTGAGTTATTTCAAGATACTTTCTCTGGTACTCCTCAAACTCATCTGTCTTGTCAAGATCAAAGTATGCTGCCCTATCCTTTAGAGTCTGAAGCTCTTCATCATCCAGCGCCCATCTGGCACGCTGTAAGAGACAGCAACGACAGTTACAGTCTTCCGCCGGATCTCCAAACATTCCAGGAGCCTTAATCTTACGACCACCAACCTCAAAGGGCTCATCGACTTCCCGGATCTGTCCATCAAGCATCTGATGATGTTCTCTCGTTGCTCCGTCAAGAGTGGCATCCCACTGTTTCAATACATCTGCCCCTTTGCTTTTTGCAATATACATAGCGTCCAGCGCTGACTGTACCTGTATACGATGCCCTTCAGTCCTCGCAATGCGGATAGAGTTGTTATAAGCCTTCTGAAATGGAGTATTTGCCATGTGTCTTGAGAGCTTACCAGCCACCTCATTCCACGTTGAGCCATTTGCAATGCCTCTTGATACCTCTGCTCTGACCGCTTTCTTGAGGTATGTCACATCCTCGCCCATTTTGTCGTAGAGCGACTTACTGAGCTTGCTGTCCGTCTGAATAGCTCTCACAACTGCCGTCTGATCTATCGGCATGATGATTGGGATGCCTGTCTTTTGCAGGTCATACATGACACCTGTGTATCCGTCTCTATAGCACTTCGTCAGGTAGTCAGACACAGTTGCATATGAGTTAGACTGCAGGTTACTCAGAACACCCTCAAGTTGTGCTTTCAAAGCCTCCTGATACTGTTTCTGATATATGATGCTCTGCAGATTCTCCATGTCGGTTCGCTCTGAGAGTTCCCTTATCTTCTGTTCACAGTCTTTCAGAGCCTGCGTGTATACCGCCTTGAGCTCCCTAATGGTCTGCTTTTCTCTATTTAGTTGTGCCTGTGTTACCTGTTTTTGTGCGTTGTTCATCATTTTATCCCATTAAAAAACAAGGTTAGATTTTAACCTTGTTTTGTGTCTACTGTACGCAAATATCCATCGTGAATGAGTGCTTTTCGCCCGGCTGAATTGTCACAGGATCAATTACTTCACGAGCCAACATCAATGTACCAAAATTAACCTGATATGCATATAGACCAATTTCAGATATAGTTAATGGTGCACTACCCATGTTTTTAATAACTCTGGTAATGGTTACAATCGAACTTGAAAAACTAAAAGGGATATCTTTAGTCTGTGTAACGACTTCATAATCCTCAGTTAATGCCTCTAGTGCTGTATCTGTACTTTTAGGTGGCGTTGATCCTGTACCTAGTACCAAAGCAATTCCTGTGGATGAACTGTTTTCTTTTTTTAATTTCAATGAGTTCCCGCTTAGCATGTTTTTAAGCCAAGAGTAACCTACAGATGCAACACTGTTATCTACATATTTACATACACCATAGTTGATAGAGTTACCCTGGCAATTAAGACTAATAAGTCCTGCATAATTATTTGTAAGCATATGTTTTTCCCTCCTAGTTCAATGATGTATCTATCTTATGTGTTACTCGACATCGCACAATCTCAGACGGCATTGTAGTATTCAACACCTGTGTATTCGATGTGCCTGTCTGTATCTTCTCCGCATTCTCAAACATCTCGTCGAATGTCAAACTGCTTGCGGTCTCAACTCCCTTGTCAGTGATGATCTCCGCAAGCCTTTCCTTGACATCACTGCCACGTTTTTTTACTGCGTCCAACTCCTTGTACAGCTGTCCTGCAAGGTCTGTCATATACCGCTCTTCAATCTCACTCTCAACTGTCTCACAGCCCTCAAGAACCTTCATTCTTGTGAGTTTGGTGTTGATCTCGTTGATGATGTTACCCTCACTATCAAGCTTCTTGAAGCATACAGTGAAGCCGACATTGCCCGGCACTGTACATGCAGTAGCACCAACAAGCCAATCAAAGGTTATAATGCTTGCATCATCAGAGAGTGTATAATTCTCTATAAAATACACATCTTTCTGCTCTTCTTCATTCACATAGTTGATTGATATCTGATATTCAGTGAGATCTATGCCCTTATACGCTGCCGGCACTTCAAATGTCAGCCGGTTTACATCTTTGTCATGATATACACCGATGACCTCGCCAGCCGGCATCTTCACCGCTCTTGTATCTAAATCTATCTTGTATCTTTTATTTTCCATCTGCTCCATCTCCGTTCTCGCCATCTGTATTGATATTATCAAGTACCTTCTGAGCCTCTTCCGTGCTTTCCTCTTCATTAGGCAGCTTGTCCTTGATCTCCTCATAATCAATATCAAGCCAATCACAGATAGCTTTGATAATCGTCTCATCATTAAGTATGCTTGCAACATTAAGTATTGTATTGATCTCTGTCTGCCTTACCTGAGCCTCTGTAAGTTCTATCTGTGCATTTTCCTGTGCATTGCTCATAATCTCATGAGCGAACTCAAAATAAACATCCTCGGCCTTATATGCCTTGTTCTCAGCCTTGTTGATCTCGTCAATGACAATCTCTACTATCCTCCTCAAGAACTTTCTAAGAGCTTTCTCTATCTTTTTTGCCTTAAGGTCAAGGAGAGAATAAGCCGCCTTGATGGCTATATTCGTAGTGGCTGATGTGTCCTTGAGTCCGGCGGTATTCAGCCCCATGCCGAACCTGTATATATTCTTTTCATCAAGCTCCAGTTTTGCCTGTCGTGCCTGATATGGTACATCAACAGTCTTGACATCTACGTCACCATCCTCACCTATACCTATGATCTTCTTTGTTTTGAGGTTTGTCTGAAGCTCATTCAGGTTGTCTCCCTGAAAGCCTTTGATAGCATATAGTGGGGAATCAAAGTCTATGAGGTTGTTTGACAGGCTTGAGGCCATCAGGTCATAGTCATCTATGAGTGGCTTTACAGGCTTGAGGCTTGAGAACTGCTTCTTGTTGTTATCCAGCCGGAAGAATGGAATATAGCCAAATCCATCAAAGTAGGTGGCCTTATCTCCATTATTCTTTGTGTAAAGTACATGAGGCTTTGGGTTGATTGGTTCAGTATCATCTAACACCACCGCCCCATTATCAACCTGGACATAATAATATGTCTGCTTATCATCCCAGACCTGTATTCTCTCAATAGTCTTGTGCCCTTTGTCTATCCTGTCCGTATAGTGGTAAATCGTGTATGCACAGCCATCATCTGTGTCCTTAGCTCTTACCTCAATAACTCCGATACTGTCAGCATTGGCAAATGACATCATATCTTTGGCGTTCTTGTATGCGTACATATACGCAAAGCCTTTGACCTGCATATCCGTGATAGCGTCAGAAAGCTCAGACATGAACTCATCATTGTTGTTGAAATACTTGTCCATGTGCTTCTGCAGTTCAGTGTCGTTGGACTTTACAATGCCATCCCCTGATAAGATATACTGAGTGCATTGGTCAACCAGCTCTGTGAAGAACGGATGCGGTATCTTCACATTGCTTCTAGTCTTGTCCTCTACCAGTTCGCCGTCCGCATTGTAATAGAACAATCTATACTTCTCTATGTCATGATCGCCGTCATAGTATCTTTCGCCTGTCCGGGCGAACTGCTTCTTTTCTGATGTGCGGTCACTGTCTATCAATTCTTTTATCTCGTCAGGGGTTAGCATTTTTTCACCTCTCTATACCAGCCATGTTCCCTTAGGCTTATCATTCTCATATACACCAGTCAGAGCATCCGGAGCATCATCATGAGCATTCTTACCCTCTTTCTGATACTTCCTTATTGCTTCCGCAAAATCTGGCCATCTGTCTTCCCAATTCACAGGGAAGAGAACGTTCTGCATTACTCCTGTGCTATTTGACAGGATCCTTGATGTCTTATTCTTTGACTGAAAGAACCACTGTATTTTAGTGTGAGTATTTCCCAAAGATTTCAGTTCTCTTATAACGTTTCTGCTGAATCCTCGACCGCCATTATTGCTCTCTATTAAAGCATTACCAACGTTATTGTTTGTCAGCATCTGAGCTGTTGCCGGCTCAGTAACTTCCATTGGCTCTTTTGTATATAAAACGTCAAGTATGTAATATGTACTCTCATACATGCCATAACAAATAGAACACAGGTAATCGCCACCTGTGTCTGCTGTATCTGTATAATTCAATATATATTTGAATAGGTTATTACCCTTGCTATCCCTCGGAATATCCGTATATGTCTTGATATGACTGTATAGTCTGCCCTTGACATCTATAGGCTCCTGCTGGTAATTTGCAAGGATTATATCCTTGTTCATATTCTTGGTCTTTATCTTGTAATCCTTATATGACAGGATAGCTTCACAGAGCATTGCCCCATCGTCTTGTACTGCCTTGTAATTGATATGAACTACATTGTCATAGTTGGCAAGTACATATCCGGCAAGATCTTTTGTTGACCATCTTGTCATAATTATGATGATTTTAAAATCATTCTCTGTTCTGGAGAGCATTGTATTGTTGAACCAGTCAATCTGCTTCTGCAATACTGATTCATTGTAGGCTTCCTCACTGTTCTTGATAAGATCATCTATTATCATGATATTACAGCCAAATCCTGTTGCTGTACCTGTCGGAGAAGTTGCAAGGTAATTGGCCTGTTGACTGCCCTCAAGACTCCATTTCTGTGCTGCAGCCTCGCCATACTTTATCTTTGTGCCAGGGAATATATCTCCATATGTCAGAATGCCCTCTGTAGGCTTTTCTGCTATAACATCCCTGACAGCCTTTGCAAATGTTCCTGACAGGGTCTCATTATATGATCCTGTCATAACCTTTTTGTCTATACCATATTTACCAAATAACCACTGAACAAATTTAGTAGCTGTTCGTGACTTTCCATGTCGTGGTGGCATATTTACAACCATTATCTGTTGTTCTGCATCTTCCACGAACCACTGTAGCTTATCTGCAAGATCATGCAGAAAGCCTCTGTCGTTACTATAGAAATCAGGAGAGGTCAGCTTACAATACTGCCAAAACTCTCTCCTTGATAGCTCTATCTTTAGCTGTTGCTGTAATAAAGGGTCATGCCTGTCAATCATTATCAATAAGTTTCTTCAATTCCTCTGTTGTAAGCCCCTCAAATGCATTTGGTGTGGTATTCTTCACTTCCACCTTTTCTGTGAACATACCCAAATGCTTACCCAGGAGCTCCAACGCCTGTATCTTGCTATAAGGCTTTATTTCAAAGCCATCTCGACCCTTTTTTATAACTGCAATAGCTTTTTTCTGATCCTCTGTCAGTTCATCCGTCAGAATAGGCTCTACTGTCCTGTATTTCACCTGATTGCCGTCCTCGTCAAGTACCGGAACCATGTTTCCATCAACCTCTACCATAGCGTCCTTTTCAACTACTTTTGCATAGTCAGATGCCTTTGCAAATGCAATCAGTGCCAGTTCTCGTAATACACTGTCCTGAGTAATCTCTGTGCGTTTTTCACGCTCTTTTTGTAGCTCAAATATTTTCTTTTGAATACTAACATTTACTAACAAGCGTGCTCCTTGCTCATTTGCTGTTTTCTTTGAATACCCTGCCCTTATAGCTGCCTGTGTGGCATTAAGGTCAATCAAGTATTCATCACAGAATCTCTGCTGTTTAGCTGTAAGTTTAGCCATAATGTCACACCTTCTCTCTATTACTTCTGTTTCTTTCTCACTCTCTTCGGGATCACAATCTTGTACCGCGGTTTACATACATTCTTTACCTCTCCACCCCAATTTATAGTTGGCTGAAATTTGTATATCTTAGTGCACTTAACCATCACCTTTATCATGGCTATTGGTAAAGCCAGCCTGCCAAGTATCGGATGTATGTATTCAAAACTATATTCAGGTCTCACAACCTCGAATCTTTTAATCTTACTCATATCTCACACCTCAAACAAAATAGCCCAGTGGGGGAGAGAATCAATAACGACATTTTCACATTTTACGATTTAGGAGTTTACATTTTAACCACTGGGCATAAGAAAAGGGACACAACCGAAATGGCAAACGGTCATGTCCCTTATGAATCAATATAATTTTACCATTGCAGTATACCACGTTTACAATGTGCTATGTTGTGCTAAAGTGTGTTTTTTTGTGCTAAAGTGTGTCGACTTTCTCATTTAAGCACGCTCTTTCAAACTCCAACAAGGCATATCCATGAGCATGCCTTGTCCGATCATATGAATACCCAATTTCTTTTGCTATAGTCTTTAAGGTCTTAAATTCTATATACTTCTTAAATAAGATCTTCATGTATGTTATGTCATCAAGCATATGTATCTGTCCTATCACCTTATGCTTGAGCTCCGTGAACCTCTCTATGTCCTCATGAATCTCATTTTCAAGGTCAACATACTTTGCCACCTTATTGCTCATAGAATCAGCCTTAGCGCTTGTCTGCACCTTTTCTGCCGAATAATCAAATGCCCCTGTACAGGTTGCATCTTCCTTAAGTCCTGCAAGCTCTATCTTCTTCTGTCTGATCTTCACATCAAGAAGCTCCACCTGTTTCAAATACTCTTTCGCTTTCACCGCCTCACCTCCTACTTGTTCTCCCGGATGGTGAAATCCAAGCCTGTTTCTTCCTTTAGTGTCTGTATCAGATCATCCCAGATAATTTCTTCATCACACAGCGCATCAGTCTTTAAATTAAATCTTTCGCAGAATCTCTCAAGCCTCTTCTGTCCAAAATCAAATTCATCTCGAAGTACCATGCAACTCATTATCAAAATACAATCTATTGTATTCAGTTTGATTTTATACACAGCTTCGTCAAGCTGCTTCTTACTGACTTCAAGCGGAATGAACACAGCACCTCTAGTCTTGAGCTCTTTCTCTGCTGCTTCCATGCCCTGCGTCTTGATGACATTCATAAGCCATGCAGCACCCGCCATTCTTGCTTCGTGTAGTTTTCTATCTGATTTTGCCATCCTTTCACTCCTTCCGGGTAAATCTTTTCATCAAGTGATTATATGGATCTGTCTGTGTCTTAAACCCTATCTGTCTTTCTCCAAGCGGATCATTGAGCTGTGCTCCATCAAGGAAATCTCGCAGTTCTTCCAGACAGTCCGGACATAAATCCTTTGATTCCACCGGGTCATCGAATACATCAACTACTCTTGTTCTTATAGCTATTCCATGTTCAAGCGGCAGATCATAGAACCCGCCGCATCTGTCGCATTTGCCTGCATATGCCATTCTATACGCTCTCCTTTATCAACTCTGGATTATCAAATATGTTTCCAATAACTTCTATACCGTCTTGATAATCATAAATATGCTCTTCTTCAAATCTTCCATCTTCAAGTAATACATTAAAGTAAAAACCTGCTTCACTTTCATTCCAACCAATGTATCCGCAGCATTCTTCAGTAAGGCAATTTACAATATCATTCTCCCAAATTAGCTTGCCGTTCTTGTCTTTCAAGCCTGTGCACTGACAGATAGTATCTGGTCGCACTTCAAATGCAAATGGTGCCCCTGCTTTATTGCTGATATACCATTTATTTTCCTTACAATGTAAAAATCCGCTTACCCATTTCCCATTGCAGGTTTTTGCCTTGTATAAGTATCTATCTTTCATCCACTCCACCTCTCTTCACGATCTCCACAGCATCATCAAAATTAACCACCAGCTCTCCGCCCATGCCCTGATTGCCGTACCTTTCAAATGACTTGTCCTGCAGCTCTGAAACAGCCTTGTCCACATCGTAGACTGTTGGATGCTCCTCAATAAGTTTTTTCGCCTCAATTCTCATTGATTTCTCTGACTTACGTTTCTCTAGTCCTTGTTTCTCAAGTGCCTTTATCGCCATATCAAATGCCTTTCCGGTATCATTCACATAGGCATAATGTGAATATCTATAATCTGTTGTTTCCTTTAATTTGGCTATTGCTTCTCTCTCTTCCATATTCCCGCGCTCCTATCTTCTCAGCCTTGCCACAGCTGCATTCCATTCATTTATAAAGTTCAATACCCATGTAGCCGGATATGTGCATGCCCCAAGCTGTTTTGATGTTTCAAATGCTCTTATCCAGTTTGGATCCTGTTTTGTCTCTTCTGATACCTTTGCCATCCTTACACCTCCACTTCATCATCTGCCGGAAACCGGAACACCTTCGGTGGTATGAAACAGAATGCCTGCTGATAGCCACTACCCTGTAGGATTCCGGGACCGCCGTCACACGATATGTAACTACCGTACAGCTTCGTCATATCCTCCAGCACTTTCTCGGCCTTTTCCCTAGAACTATATTCAGCCATAATTACACATTCTCCTGAATTGTCATTCCAACTGTATATTATTCTTGTTCCTTCACTCGTATAATCCATAGTGATAGTTCCATTTTCATACTCAATATCTATATAGCCCCAGCCTTTCTGACTAATTAACCTCATCACTCCTCAACCTTCCTTTCCGCCTCAAGCCATCTGCGGGTACACTCACAACAATGCCCTGTGCATTTATTGCCATCAAACCCTATCTCATTCGGACACATGATTATCTGCGCAAGATCCGCATCCCCAAGCGACCTGATGTAGTCGCCGTTGGTCATTGGCTCATAGTTGTCAACTGCATTCTTGTACAGTGTGCGCATGGCTCCTCTGACTCGTCTCTGTGTCTATACTTGCAAGTTTTGCAAATCTCTACTCTCTCTGGTACTATCTCCATCGTATATCTCCCTTCCTGATCATCTCTCTTATGTCTGTGTTGCTGAAGCTCTCATGGTAGCCCTGTTCGCTTTGCATCAGCACATGGTGCTCATATACCTTGATGATTGCCCAGCACTTCCAAACCCTTATAGGGACATTCTCCTCTTTCCCACCTTTTGTGAGGATCTTCACCACCCGCCCCGGTCGGCAGATGGTGTTGTATACAGCGTCTATTTCAAAATCCGTCATTTTCATTTGTTTTCTCCTTTTACTCAGCAAGAAACTTGTTGATGAAATACTGCTGTCCCTTGCCTGTTACCTTTGTTGTTCTTGTCTCCCTGACTGATCCATCAGAATTAACAACAGTGCTGATTTTTACCTCGAATAATCCCATGTCCATGCTTCTCTGAGTTGGTGCATTTCTGTCGGTTCTTTTATTGCCCTTGATCAGATATCCATTTTCTCTCAGCCACTCATACAATCTATTCTGCCCAATATTGACACCATTCTGTTTTAATATCTTGGCAAGCTCTCCGACCAATATTGATGTATGACTTGCTGCAACCGCATCAGCGAATATTGCCTTTGGCTTCATGGTCTTTATCTGCTTGTCTCTCTCCTGTATCTTGTTCTGAGCCACCTGCAAGGCTCTGGCCATTAATTCATCATCCGTCATAGTCTCCTGCCCGGCTATGTAGCCGCCGTTCTTACGGATTGACGGCAACACCTCGGATGTTACCCAGCGTTTGAACCGCTTTGCGTTTGGAAGCTTACTGCCAAGAATCAAGCTGTAAAGTCCACTTTCGTTTATAAGGGTCAGCCCTCTAGTTGGAATATCAAAGGTCGGGAAATGCGACCTTTGGATTACTGTCCTATCATCCTCGTCTATATGAGTTGAAATTGCATCTTTGGTGTTGCTATACCCCAGTATTTCAGCCACATCTTTTCCCACAAACCAAGGCTCGCCATCTATATTCACTGTTCTTATCTCTCCAAATTCTTTATTTTCATA